CGGTGGTTCCTTTCCAATACTTGAACGGAAGCGCTGCGAAAGCGCCTGGACAAACATGGTAATCCCCGTTGGAGTCTTTTTGCCCTAAGAAAGGCATTATCGGGATTGAAAACACAGTCTCTTCGGAATTCATGTTCTCATCGAGTGTGAAGCGATTTATGAAGGCAGGTCTCCTGGCTATTCCTGACAATGCGAGAACATCCTCATCTGTAGAGAACATGGTAGCTGGATCTATTGTCAACTCGTGCTTTGTCATTAGCGCCAAGGTTCTGGCTCCGTCTTGATCGTCCACTGTGGCTGTCGTTCCTGCCGCACGCAAACGTGTGTTTTCGATTCCCAGCAACCTAGGTTTCGAAAAACCGAACATTTTGGCGGCTCCTGCTCCCATCGTCGCAACCATATTGGTGGCTTTCGCGAACTTTCCTATATATGGTACGTTGGAAAGAACGCCAGCTACATCCGCCACAACTTGGGCCGGGCCGGAAATCATTCCGTACTCATCACCTTCCATAGTGATTGAGTCTTCCGGGCCTTCAAATTGCGGACGAAGGAACGAACCCAATTTCCCCGTGGGGAGGCTGAGTTCAAACTCTGTCACTGTTGCAAATACGGAAATAGTCAGAGGAGTAGTCAATCCTTGAACATGACGCAGTGGCGAAAGAGACCTGACGATCACTCTCGACAATTCCAAGTGTTCGTTTTTGGTAAGATCAACCATATCCTTGTGAAAAATGTACGGGATGTTCAGCTCTCCTGTTTGACTTGTTGAAGCATTCAGGAAAACTTTGGGTCGTTGCGTCAGCTCTACATCATCCTCGAGTTGATAGGGACGGGCTTGCAAAAAATCGTCATAATTGTGCATCGGATTCAAGCAAGCGTAAGACAATCCATGATATGGCAAGTTTGCATTCCACATGAATTGAATTTTGCAGCTCATCCTCATGAGTTTGTAGTGCGCCACTCTGTTTCCAATCATAGGATCCAACAACAACAGCTCGAATGGATTTATCACTTCGTGCATGTCTTGGTTTGGGTTCCACTGAATGGAGGCTATTTTCACTGTTCTTCCGATCATTGAGTCGATGGTCTGCGATGTCTTTGCCTGGTCGGCATTGGTGTCATGCACCGCTTGAAATCCACCAGGTTGGGATTCCAAGGGCGATTCAATTTGCATGACGCCGGTTTGTGTTTGTTGTTTTGTCTC